CTCCAGGCGTACTCGTCAGAGAGGTTGATTTAACAGTAGGAAGAGCTGATAATGTTTTAGATAACATTGGAGCAATTGCGGGTCCTTTTGCAATCGGTCCAGTTGACGAACCAGTTGATATTACCACAGAGCAAGAACTTATTAATGTATTTGGTAAGCCTCTTTCCACTGACGGACAATACGAATACTGGATGAGTGCTTCCTCGTTCCTTTCATACGGCGGCGTTCTCAAGGTTGTAAGAACAGACGGAACAACCCTGAACAACGCAAACGCTGGTGTTGGAGCAGCATACACTACCGACGTAAAGATTAAGAGCTTCGATGATTACGAAGCAAACTGGGCAGATGACATTGCTAATTATGTCTTTGCCGCTAAGAACCCTGGTTCTTGGTCCAACAACCTCAAGATCTGCATGATTGACGATCTGGCAGATCAGACTCTTGGAATTACCACCACAGATCCTGGCGCTGCTGGTGCTGTTGTTGGATATGGAATCACAACTCCACTTGTAAACGCAACAATTCCTGGAGTAGGATCAACATCAGGATTCAACGGTTACATCAAGGGCATCATCACTGGAGTTTCTACCGCTTCTACAACAGCAAACAGCACAATTGATGTTAAGATTCTTTCCAGAGTTTCTACTGCTACTACAGATAATGGTGTAGAGTACCCAATCTCTTATGCAGAGTTTAATGCAAACGCATCATTCTTAGCAACGGATGCTGTTGAGTTCTATAACAACTCTGGTATTGCTACAGGAAACGGAACAGTAACCACAGTTGCTTCATCGGTTGACTGGTATGATCAACAAACACTGAATCTTACAAACACTGTAATTTTCTGGAAGTCGATCGCACCAAAACCAATCAGCAACGGATTCGTTCTTGATAGACAAGGTAAGAACGATGCAATGCACATCATTGTTGTCGATGACACTGGATCTGTAACTGGAATTCAAGGTAACTTGCTTGAAAAGCACATCAGTATTTCTAAGGCAACGGACACGATCTCTGCAGTAAATTCGCCACAGAAAACATTCTGGAAGAATTATCTTGCTACTTATTCAGAGTATGTTTATGCTGGAGATAACCCATCTGTTGGAGACGATACCTACAATGGAACAACTCCAGTTCCAGGTGGATTCTCAAGCGGTTACACTAAGGTAACTGAATCGGATGGACAATGGAATCAGGCAGCTCAAGGAGTTACATTTAGTTCGATTGGTAATGTAACTTATACGTTATCTGGTGGTGTTGATTATTCCGCAACTGGTGGAATGGCAGCAACTCTCGGAAATCTGTTTACCTCATATAATCTGTTCTCAAACAAAGATGAAATTCAGGTAGATTACCTGATTATGGGTCCTGGACAAAACAATAAGTTTGAATCTCAGGCAAAAGCAAATCATCTTATTTCTCTTGCTAATAGCAGAAAAGATTGTATCGCGGTAGTCTCTCCTCACAGAGCAGACGTTGTAGATATTTCCAACACAGATACTCAAACTGACAACATCATCCAGTTCTTCTCTCCACTCTCATCTTCATCTTATGCAATCTTTGACAGTGGATATAAGTACACCTATGACAGATTCAACAACAAGTTCCGTTACATCCCATGTAACGCAGACGTTGCTGGACTTTGCGTTAGAACTTCAATCTTTGCATATCCTTGGTTCTCACCTGCAGGACAGCAGAGAGGAATTCTGAACAATGCGATTAAACTCGCATACAACCCAAGTAAAGCACAAAGAGATCAACTGTATCCACAAAGAATTAACTCCATCGTTAATCAACCAGGAATCGGTATTCTTCTCTTTGGTGACAAGACTGCTCTCGGATATGCTTCAGCATTCGACAGAATTAACGTTCGTCGTCTGTTCCTGACGGTTGAGCAAGCACTTCAAAAGTCGGCAGAAGCACAACTCTTTGAACTGAACGATCAAATCACAAGAGCAAACTTTGTTAACATTGTTGAACCATATCTCCGTGATGTTCAGGCAAAGAGAGGACTTTATGGATTCTTGGTTGTTTGTGACGAAACAAACAACACTCCAGATGTAATTGATAATAATGAATTCAGAGCTGACATCTTCCTGAAGCCAGCCAAGTCGATTAACTATGTAACACTGACATTCGTTGCCACCAGAACTGGTGTAAGCTTCGAAGAAGTTGTTGGTAGAGTTTGATTTTAGATTATAAATTACTAAAGGAGGAACCTAAAAATGGCACAAATTCCAACAAGAAGCATTTCTAATTTCAAATCAAAACTGATTGGTGGTGGTGCTCGCCCTAACCTTTTTGAGGTTGATGTTACATTTCCAGCTGGTGTAAACATTGGTGTTCAGGGTGATGGCACTGGACAATTTGATAAGGAAAACTTCCGTTTCCTTTGCAAGTCTGCTGCTCTTCCAGCATCGGTAATCACCCCAATCGATGTTCCTTTCAGAGGTAGAACTCTGAAAGTTGCTGGTGATAGAACGTTTGATGTATGGACTGTAACCGTCATCAACGACGAAGACTTCTCACACAGAAGAGCATTTGAAGCATGGATGCAAAATGTTGGACAGTATGGAGATCACTCTGGACTGTCCAACCCTGCAGATTATATGGGTAATGCAATTGTTTATCAACTTGGTAGAAGTCCTTCAAACCAGCAAGGAAATAATACAACTGGCGAACCCGCTAGAATCTTAGCACAATATCGTTTCATTGATATTTTCCCAACTAATATCTCTGCAATCGATCTTTCGTATGATACCACTGATACCATTGAGGAATTCACTGTAGAATTCCAAGTTCAATACTACTTCCCAGAAGCTGCTGGTTCTGGAGCTTGATAAATAGATCATAAGTAGTCAAGCACTTTAATAATGGCAAAATTATTTGGATTCTCTATTGAGAATACTGAACCACTATCACCAAGTACTGTTTCCCCCGTTCCTCCTAATAATGAGGACGGGGTTGATCACTACTTGAGTAGTGGTTTTTTTGGTTCATACGTTGATATTGAAGGAGTATACAGAACTGAATTTGATCTCATTAAGAGATATCGTGAAATGGCACTTCATCCAGAGTGTGATAGTGCCATCGAAGATATTGTAAATGAAGCAATTGTTTCCGACAGTAATGATAGTCCAATTCAAATTGATTTGGATAATCTAAATGCTAGCGATGGTATCAAGAAAAAAATTAGAGAGGAGTTCAAATATATTCTAGATCTTCTGGACTTTGATAAAAAAGCACACGAAATTTATAGAAATTGGTATGTAGACGGTAGAATCTATTATCATAAGGTAATTGATTTAAAGAATCCACACGAAGGTATTCAAGAACTCAGATATATTGATTCCTTGAAGATGCGTTATGTGAGACAAAACAAGAAGAAAAAAGAAGATCCATATCGCTTGGGTAATGTAAGATCTGATAATCCAATGGATTATGAGTTCCCAGAGATTGAAGAATACTTTATTTACAGTCCCAAAACCGCATATCCAACACAAAACCCAACATCATCTGGTGCAAATAATGGCATCAAGATGGCAAAAGATTCTATCACTTATTGCACATCAGGACTTGTAGATCGGAATAAAGGATCAACTCTTTCATATCTGCATAAAGCAATCAAGGCACTCAATCAACTCCGTATGATTGAAGATAGTCTTGTTATCTATAGATTGTCTCGTGCTCCTGAGCGTAGAATTTTCTACATTGATGTAGGCAATCTACCTAAGGTAAAGGCAGAACAATATCTCCGTGATGTTATGATGCGTTATCGTAACAAACTTGTTTATGATGCAAACACTGGTGAGATTCGTGATGATAAAAAATATATGAGTATGCTTGAGGACTTTTGGCTTCCTCGTCGTGAAGGTGGTAGAGGAACTGAAATTTCTACTCTCCCTGGTGGACAGAATCTTGGAGAAATCACTGATATCAAATATTTCCAAGATAAACTCTATCGTTCACTGAATGTTCCTGTTTCCAGAATTGGTGGAGACGGCGGATTCAATCTCGGAAGATCATCAGAAATTCTGAGAGATGAATTGAAGTTCAGTAAGTTTGTTGGACGTTTGAGAAAGAGATTCTCAAATATGTTCAATGACATGCTCAAGACTCAACTTATTCTTAAGAACATCATCACCCCAGAAGATTGGGAGTTGATGAGTGAGCATATTCAATATGACTTCCTCTATGATAACCACTTCTCAGAACTCAAAGAAGCTGAGTTGATGACAGAAAGACTTGGATTAGCAGCAACTGCAGAACCATATATTGGTAAGTACTATTCTCAGGATTATGTGAGAAGAAAAATTCTCAGACAAACTGATGAAGAAATTCTCGAACAGGATGAATTAATTGAAAAGGAAATTAAGAACGGTGTAATTCCAGATCCAAAAGATATGGTAATCGATCCTGCAACTGGACAACCAATTCCAGGAGCAGCACCAGCAGATTTAGGTAAACCTGTCGTTGAACCAGATTTAGGATCTGAAGAAAAGGCAGTTGAATTACCTAAAGGCGGGGAAATCTAATAAATAACTCGGATTTTATTAATTAAATCAATGGATGAATTAATGGACATGATTGTTGCTGATGAGAGTCCTTCTCAAATTAGTGATAAGATCAAAGATATTCTGTTCTCGAAAGCAGCAGAACGTGTAGATTCTTTCAAACCAGTTGCAGCAAATTCACTTTTTGGTGATCAAGAGGTTGAGTTTGAAGCAGAGGAAGAAGAGGAAGAATCATAATTGATAAATAACTAATATCATAAAATGAAAGGATAATGCCAATAACAAAGATTGTTGCAACACAAGTAGATACTGGAACTTCAGCTGGCGCTGCTTCGAGCATCAGTGAAGCAACTTTGGTTCGTTTATATAATGGAACTGGTGCAGATAGAGTTGTTGCAATTTCAACTCAAGTTGGAGCTGCAACCAGCAGTTATTTCACGATGCCAACAGGATCTGTTGAGTTTCTGCAGAAGACTGCTAGTGATGTTATTTGGACTGATGGAACTGCGATTAAAGCAAACAAAGTAGCGTTCACAAACTAAAATGAAACTAATCAGAGAAGAAATCGAAAAGGTTGAGTTTATCGTTGAAAGCAACAACGGTAAAAAGTCTTTGTATATTGAAGGCATTTTCCTCCAAGGAAATATCTGCAATAGAAATGGCAGAATGTATCCTATGGAAACTCTTCGTCGTGAAGTTGCTAGATATAACGAGAATCACGTTGTTGCTGGAAGAGCACTTGGAGAACTCGGACACCCAGACGGTCCTACCGTAAATCTGGATAGAGTTTCTCATAAGATTGTTTCTCTGAAAGAAAGTGGTTCTAACTTTATCGGTAAAGCAAAGATCCTCAATACACCAATGGGTAAGATTGCATCTTCACTCATCGAAGAAGGTGTAAAACTTGGCGTTTCTTCTCGTGGTATTGGTTCTCTGAAGCAAACCAGAGAAGGTTACAATGTAGTCGGTGAAGACTTCATGTTGGCAACTGCTGCCGATATCGTCGCTGATCCTTCTGCTCCAGATGCTTTTGTTTCTGGAATTATGGAAGGTAAGGAATGGGTATGGGATGGTGGAATCCTTCGTGAAAAGTATGCAGCAAAAACCTACAAGACTATTAATACTCTTGTAGATCAAAAGAGATTAGAAGAGAATAAGTTAAACTTATTCAATGATTTTCTCGCAAATCTTTAATTTATAAATAAATATAGTTTAAAACTAAGGTTAATCGGAGAGTTCAAATGTCTCGTGGAGATTTACAAGAAATGGAAGTAGGCACTAAGCAATCCAAAACCGCCGTTAATGC